TAAACAGACGGGCCGAAGACCATTGCACCTTCTCTGACATTCGATTGACGTACAAGATTCCCGTCTGCCATGTGACTGCAAATGCCCAGGATTGCTGCGGTAACAGCAGAATATCGCCATCATACTCAGGCTTCTCAATCCGAAAACCCCATTCCAACAAATCACGCGATACTTCCCACTTGCTCGCTTCGTACCAAGACTGCTTAAACGGTGGTGGGTCAATGCCCATACAACCCAAAGCCTTGTAGCAAAGGTGGATGCAATCAATATGGCCATCGCTACCGTCAGCGCCTAGCCGGTACGGCATTCCAATTAGATCACTGCAGTCGGACATTGCTTGAAATTGGCAGGTTGCCAACAACTCGTTTAGTTAATGAACGCCTTGGCACGTCCGTTCCAACAGCATCAAGCACTGAACTCAGCTCCAGGTTTACCGACGTGTTGTCCCATTGCCCGCCAGTCACTTGGCCGGTATAGGTGTGAACAATGGTATTTGTTGTCGCTAAGCCTGTGTCAGGGTCTGGGTCTTCAATAACCAGCACGTCAACTTCCATGATGTAATTATTTTCGACCGAAATAATTGCCCAGTCTCGCGTCAATGCGTTGTTTGGAAAAACAAGTGTTGCTTCTAAGCCATCACCTGTGCGGTTAACCGTAACGCCAGAAAAGCCAAAAGGCGCAAACTCGTAAACAGAGCCAGAGTGTGTAATCTCTTTGCCTATAAAAAAGTTTTGGAAACGGTGCTTTACTTCCGTGCTGGAGTTGATTTGCAATGCATGACCAAAGGCAAAACTTGTCATAGACCTAACCTTTTGCGGGTGCTACCGCTCATCTGTAATCGTTTTAGCGTGTTTTGTTCACCGCGTTGTGCGCCTTGCGATGCTGCACGTTGCATCCCGCTCTGGAACTGATCGGCAGTGACATAGTTAACGTCATTGATACGTTCCACGGTGTAGCGAACGTCAATTGGTGCGGCAACTGCAACACCACCATCACCTGATGCAGACGATCCACCATCAGAAGGAACAACACCACCACCGCCTGAACCGCGCGAATAACGCGACATGGCTTCCCTTGGGCTGTTTTGATTAGCAACTTCGACTCCAAGACGACCGCCTGGACCTCTCTTCAAAGGCATAATCGCTTCTGGACCTGCTTCGCCCATCAAGCCAACGTCACCACCAGCCATTGGGAAAATCGTTGGTGTAGAAACAACTCCACCCGTTGCATATGGCTTGACAGAGCGACCACCTTGAATCACTCCACCATCGGCGAAGAACATTTTCTTAACCGCACCAGCAATCGCGGCCTGAAGCATGATCTTGGCTATATCTTTCAAGATTGAGGCAGCCATTGCCTTGAAATCAGCCTTGCCAGTAGTAATTAGCTCTATAAGTCCATCAGTCATTGTTCCTATCGCGCCCACCGCAACACCTGCGAGCTTGGGGCCGACATTCATCATGTCATCTAAGCCTTTCGTGAATGTATCTTGGAACTGCTTAAATTCGCTTTCTGCTTCACCAAGGCCGCTGTCATTGGCTGCTGTGTCTGCTTCTTTTTTCTTCTCAGGTAGACCCTCTCTAGCTCTTTTCAGGTCTTCAAGTGCTTTGAGTTGATCCTTGTATGCCTGGGTTGTTCTTTCTTCTGCAGTGGCTGTATCAACTGCAGCCTGTGCTTCTACAATCTTAACATCAAGTATGTCCCTAGAAATATTGAATTGCTTTGTATTTGCAACAAACTGCTTCGCTAGTTCAGGGTTAATGCCCTCTGAAATAAGACGTGCATACTCTTTATCAGCGCGAACTTTTTCTTGAATGCTTTTTGTAATATCTTCAAGAGGTTTTGTTGCCTTCTCAATTACCTCTGTTGTCCTTTTCTCAAGCTCTAAAGCTTGCTTTTTCGTTAAAAGTCTTGTTGCTTCTGTTTGCGCTCTTGTTATTTCGTCGTTATCCCCAGCCTTAAGCAAGGCTTGGAATCTGGCCTCAAGATCACTTCTTTCTTTAGCCTGTTTGGCTATTACCTGTCCAATCTTGCCTTGAGACTCCTGTATCCGAAGTTGATCCTGCAACCTGCGAACAATCTCGTCAGCACGACCAATGCGAGCCTGGGTCTTGTCGGTGCCTGTGCCGCCTGTGCCGCCTGTGCCTGATTCAGCCGTAGGGGCACCGTAGTCGAAAGGTCTGAAGACACTTGGGTCTAAAGCTGCTCCTTGTGTTGCATCTATTTCGGCAGTGCGCAATCTTTCGGTCAGCCCGGATTCAGCCCTTTTAATTTCTGCGAGACGGGCTTTAGCAGCAGCAACCGCAGTGGTGTCTCTCGTCTCACCTTGAATTGTGACTGTCTGCCCCGAATAGGCAGTTGGCTCCAATGTTGCCCTTTCAGACCTAAGAGAAGAAATCTCAGCTTTTACGCTTTCGGATGAACCTTCTCTTATTAAAAGGTTTAGCCTTTTTTGTTCCTTGCTGGCCAAGAATAATTTTGTTGCCAATAGCGCAGCGCCAGCAGCCAGTGCGACAAAAGGATTTGCAAGAAGAGTTAAATTAAGAGCCATAATCCCCTTCTTAAGCAAAACTACATTGCGAAGAAGAGTAATTTTTGCAACAGAAAGACTCTTGATTGCTGTAACTATTGCAACAATTTTGATAACAGATAACGCCGCAATTGCAGAGGCGGCAGCAACAGCAAGGGTGTCTAAATTTTTGGCAACCCCTAGAAAAAGGTTGCCTATTATTGGCAAAGACTCCCTTAAGAATGGAGTAATTGTTTTTATAAACTCACTAAATGCATCCTGGAATTGAGCGCCAATTGGGACCAACGAAGCACCAATGTCTGCTTGCATATCTCTGATGGTGACTGACAATCGAGCCCCGGCCTCTTCGTTTGAATTAGCAATTTTCTTGGCTGTACCGTCAAACTCAATTCCTAACTGCTGAATAAATTTCATTAATTCATTCAGTCCTACCGTGCCAGCCTTGAGATTCTTTTGAAGCTCAGGCAAGGTCATCTTGTTCGCCTTAGCAAACAAGGTCACAGCGCCAGGCAAACGTTCTCCAAGCTGCCCAGAAAGCTCTTCTGCGCTGACCTTGCCTTTAGAGAACACCTGCACCATGGCAGTAATTGCGCCTTTTACGTCTTCCGTGCTGCCTCCAGTCGCTTTAATCGCTGCTGTGACGTTTCTGAATGTTGTTTCTGCATCTGTTATCGGTCCGCCTGCTCCCTTTACTGCAGCAGACAGTCTCGTTATTCCACGAACAGCATCTTCCTGTGGAACATTCAATTCCTCAGTTATCCTTGCTGCGGTCGCAAGGGCAGATGTGTATTCATCGGTTGTCCGTGTTACGCCCTCAAGCGCAATTTTTAATTTTCCAATTTGAGAGGCGTAATCAGCAGCAGCACCAATAGATTTTCTAATTCCCCCAACCTGAGCACCAATAGCAGCGCCAGCGAAAGCCCCCTGAACGCCACCAAAAGCACCCAGCGCACCGCCGATTGCTCCTTCAGGCCCACCAAAAATTCCGCCAGAGATAACTGCACCAGCTACCTGTGTTGCCTGGCGAGCCCCACCACCACCCCGCCTGCCCTGAGCTTTGTTTAGCTGCTTTTCATATTTCCCAATATCAGCAGTTAATTGCTTGAACTCCTTGCTGTTGATATCTGCTTCTCTTCTTAATGCTCTTAAGGCAGTAACTTGCCCTTCAATCGTGCTAATGCTCCTATTTCCTTGCTTTGCAAAATCATTTACTGATCTTCTTACTTTGTCTATCGAAGGGCCGGTCTGTCCTGCTGTTACTTGTAGCTTTTTTATTGAATTTCCAATCTTGTCAATTATCTGCTGAGAGCCAGACCCCGCCTTGAACTCAAGCTTGATGGAAAGAGTGTCAATTGCCTTTGCCATCAGAGCGTTTCCGGAGTTCCTTTAGGGCTGCCGCCTCCATTATCTGAAGNCGCTCGAGCATGTCTCTACGATCCTCCACATTGTAGAGGCCAAACAAGCCNTCGGAACCTAGCANTACCTCATACTTCAANCCGACATATCCACTCATTGANACCTGCCACTGGGTCTGCAGTCGCAAAAACATGATGACTGCATCCCAGTTTTCATCCCAAACCTCGAAATNCGTAGATTCCTTTGGCTTCGGCTTTGGCAGGCTTATCCCAAAAGCAGCTGCATCATCATTGGTTTTGTCCTCGACTTCTTTGCCGCCGGACGCCCAATAAATCGCAGCCTCTCTTAGTTTCCCGACTCTGCTCCCTCGTAGGTCTTGGTGTAAGCACCAAGCACAGCTTTTACCCAGTCGACATCATCTGCGAACTCTTCAAGCTCCTTCCCTGAGAAAGGGACATTCTTGCCTTCCTCATCTTGGATGCCTTCCCATCCCACCATGACTTTCTTCAGCAATGGCAGCCCAGAGTCTTCTCCTAAAGAATTAAGCTCGGAAAGTTTTATTCTTTTGAATACAGCCGTAAATTCAAATTTGTCAAATTCGCCTGGACGATCCTCGCTTGGTTCTGTTACTTCGACAGGCCATTTAAAGGTTTTTACCTTTTTACGTACAAAAGCCATTGGGTAAGTGCATAAGCAGAATTAGCTTACACAAAAAAAGGGAGCCTGAAAAGGCTCCCAAAGTCACAACAAACAGTTGATCAGGTGTAGATCAGATCAAACTCAGCATTGGCGGCAGAGTCAGGCACGCATGTGTAAGGGATCTCAAGCATCGCAATGCCGTCTTGATCTCCATAGGAAACATCACCAATGTCCACCTTCGCAGAAACGAACTGAACAATGTTTCCAGCTGTTGCCCCGTGAGTGAACTGCAAGTTGCCTAACGCTGCATCGTCATCAACGGCAGCAGCGAAGAAGTCCTTGGCTGCCATCAATACCGCTTCAATAGAAACAGAACCAGACACTGCACGATCGGTGATCAGCACCTCTTTGCTGCCTCCCACAAGCTCGCGGTAAACCAGTGAAGTGCCAAGGTCCATGCTGAAAGATTGCAAGGCTCCGGCATACGACAAGAGTTGGAAGCTGCTTGTATTGCCATTTTTGAAGATCAAAGGATCGTCTTGATTGGCATACGTTGGAGTTGGCAGCGCAGTGTCATCTGGAGCGTTGTAAATGCCAGTGAAAGCGAAATCCAAAGAAGGGATCTCACCAACAGTTGCATTTAGGGTCAGATTGCCCCTGCAACCAGTCACCTTGTGGCGAACGCCATCAATGTTGTAATGGATGGTGACGCTGTTGAAGCTGCTTGACTCTGGCTCGTACTTAACTGAGGCGCCAGCCGCAACAGTTTCGCTCAATCCGCAAGCTTGAATTGCTTTGCCGTACTGAGGAGCAGTGCCAGCAGTACCGGATCCAGCGAGTTCAACACTAAAAGTGCATTCAACCTTTGTGTTTGCCAGCAATTGCTGAGATGCGCCCATGTAAGGACGAATCAAGTTACGACTGACTACATCACTCGACTGCGGGGTGATGCTTAAATCCCTTACCAGGACTGCGTCAGCTCCGGTCGGTGTCGGATCCGTCCCGTAAGTCGACTCCGTCTCGATCAGAATCAGGCGCTTTCTCAGTAGCAGTGCCATCGGATGTTCCCTGGGATGGTTGTGGTGGCAGCGTACGCATATTA